GATCGCCTTGCGTATCTGTACCAACGTACAAATATTGTGGCAATGCGCGCACGGTATAAATGCCGTTGAATGTTGCGTCAACTCCAGCAACCGTGATTGAACTGCCGACTGCAATCTCCGATGAAGTTAGGAGTTGCAGTACGGCAAAGTTGTCAATCAGGTACTTGTTAGTAACTGTGTATGTAGCCATGAGCGGTTGCTCCGCTCTCGACTAGGCCTGGGTGATCTTGCGAATCATTCCTGGGATTGCAGCAAACGTTGACACGAAACCGTGGAATGACATGTTGCGTCCCAAAACTGCAGGATTTTCAAATGACTGCAATCCACGAATTGATTCGTAAAACTCGTAGGCATCGCCTGCACCTTGACCAACGCGGGTGATGATCATGGTTTTTGCAGCGAAGTTGCTGTCAACTACCAACTGCAAGCCGAGTGGATTGCCGTTCCATGAGGTTGCACTTTGCGAACCTGCAGCGTTGTAACCGGACAGACCGTTTGCAATCAACGGGAAAATTTGACGGCCCGTTGTATCCGCGAGCTGGCCCAATTGCGCCCAGACGTCAACTGACACAAACATGTGGGTAGGCAACCAGTTGCGGCCGCTTGAGATGTCATTTGCAGCGTCATAAACGGACTTGAGCAAGTCGGCAACTGTCCCGTCCCATACGCCAGACGAGTTTGCTGCGGTGAGCAAGTTGTCTGCAGCAAGGTTGTCCGATGCAATCATGTATTCGCCCATGAGGTCATTCAAAATCAGCGACATTGCTTCGGGACTCGTGAACGAGATGTCTTGTGCGGAGAGGGTCACCTGGCCCGCCAGCGTAGTTTTGGTAACCGAGTTCGCCGCAATGACCATTGTTGTTGCAGATACTGCAGACAATTCGGTTGACTGTGTTGCAACGCTGGTGTGCGTGGTGATGGTTGGACGTGTAAAAGTCTTTTGCTGACCGTTGTCTGGGTAAGCGCGGGCGCCTACAGCCTCGACTACTGGACGCAAGAAGTTGAGGTCTTGAACCAATGGCCCAAGTACTGGAACTGGCAAAAGACCAGGTGTGTCAGTCGTAAGCACGTCACCTGCAGCTGCCTGCAATGCGGTGCGCTTTGACGCGGTGTAATCAGCAACTGCAGCGTTCATGTTCTTGAACGTGTCGCCACCGATGTGGTAAGCGGCCATAAATTCACCTGCGGTTGGCAAGATAAATTCTTTTTTAGCCTGTGCGAAAATTGGTGCGGTTGGGATTGTTGCCTCAACTGCTGGTGCGGTTACTTCTGACATGGGTTCTATCTCCTGTTCTGGGACTACTTCTTCATTTAACACTACTTCTTCTGGCTCTTGGTGGATACTCGCTGCAACGGTGGCGATGTTTGCCATGTCACCGAAAGCGCCGATCGGAACGAGGGAAAGTTCCGTCCAATCCGCAGCTTCGATGATCATTGTTCCTGCTTCGTCATACGAGAACTTGGTCGGATTTACGCCAACGGATACTTGGTCAATCACGGTTTCTTGAAGCATGATCATGGCATCTTGGCCCTGACTGCTGGCGCTGATCTTGGCTGTAAACAACATTCCCTGCTCGGTATCTACACGCTCGGTCACAATTCCCACCGGCATTGAAGCGTCGTGGTACATAAACAAGCGCGGTGCTTTGCCCTCAACTGGCAAAGAACCTGGACGGAAAATAACAGAAGTTCCATCAGAAACCGTTGCGGGAACGTTATAGGGAACCGCTGTGCCCGAGATTGAGCGTCGTGGCGCGTCGCCTTTGGCAGCGTCAATCGTAAAATCTCCTGCAATTAGTTTGATCATGATGCGATCTCCTCTTGTGTATTTTCTTCAATGTTTACTTCTTCTCTGTCCATGCTGTCGGCCATGAAGTTTTCTTCTAGGTATTCGTGCGCGTCAAACTCAACATATGTTCCGCGAGGTAGCACGTTGTCCATTGACAGCGCGCCAGCGATCGCGTCGGCATACAACTTCACGCCGAACAAGTAAAGGTCTGCTCGAGCCTGCTGAGATGACTGGTACGAGTACGCGCCAGTTGCTACGCCGACAAGGTATGGCGGGACCGATGCGATTCTGGACATCTCAAGACTTTGGTATTGCGATGCCTCAATCAACAGCATTTTGTCAGGCGTTGAATTGGTCTCTGTGTAAGACAGATACTCGTTAAGCGCGGCAGTCTGATTAGTTGCGCGCGCCGCATTAAACGCCGATGCAAGATCAGCAAGTTCTTGCGCGCTTAACGGTTCACCACCAGTTTGTTTCAAGACGCCCGCTGGAATCGATGAGCTCGCATTGCGATTGCGCGCTGCTTCAAGTTTAAGCGCGGTTTCAATTGCGCTTTGCGATGAATAAATCAAGCCTTGCGCTGGTGATAAGAATTGAATTAAGTTTGCTGGGTCAATTTCTCCGCCTTGAAAATAAACCTGTGAAGACGGGGCAAACCAGACGGGACCTGACTGATCGGTCGTGGTCACGCTGCCGGCAGGCAACCTCGTCATGGAAGCAGGCATGCCGTCAGCCGTTCTCGAAGTCACATACCAAAAAGCTCTTCCGAACATCATTAAATCGTCCAGAGTAAAACTCATGAGAAATTGGTACGGGACAGTTGGGTCTGGTCGTCGCAACCACGAACGCGGAGCAAGATATTCCTTCTCCATTTTTGTTTCTGCTTCGTTCCAGACTTCTCGGTACATTCGCAATGGCATTGAGCCAATAGTTGATGCCATGAGATTTCGCGCGCGCGCAATTGTCGGAACACTCATTGCAAGGTTGCGTTGTTCGCCTTCGCGGTAGGTGTAGTACTGGCCGATCATGTTGACGCCAACATTTGACGACGAGTAACCAGGCGCAAAGCCACCAGCTGCAGCCGCTTTAGTTGGCGCAGGGCTAATTGCTGCCTTGCTTATTTTGCGATCAAATAATCCCATAGTCCTACTTTGCCATATAAGTGGCAACCGCACGAGACTTATCCGATTCCGACAAAAGGCAAGAACGTGCGGTCGCCGACGAGAATGTTAGTGGTTAACTGCCACAAGCATGGGTTTACCCGAGTGGACTGGACGCGCACACATGCCAATTCCCCAGACCATTGTTCGCGCTAACTCAATTGGCCCAGGTGATCGCTTGCTTGAAAGCACAATCGTGTTGTCCGTGCGAACAGCAACAGCGCGCTGGACATGTTCGGCAAGCAGTTTTTCCCCTGTGTGCAACAGTCGCGCTTCTGCAATCATGTTTTTGGCAAGTGGTGTAAAGCGTCCGAGTTCGGCGTAACCAACCACAACCCTGCGGCGCTCAATGTTCGGTGGGCAGGTTGCGTCCACGGTCGGCGACAAGGCAAACCTAATTGTCGGGTCTTTGGCTAGTTCTTGCACGTTGTCCCACAGCTCTGTAATTGACTCGGCAATGAATGCGACGGTGACGAGCACCCGACCGTCTGACAAGTTGACGCATCTGGTCGCGCTATATCGGGAGTCGTCCAGCGACGATTCGATTGCCACAACGCCACCGCTAGGGATGTCCCCTGTGTATTCCAAAGACGGCCAACGACCTGGCTCAATCCACCCCCTCACAACCGATACCCATAAATTTAAACTGGCTCTTAGGAAACTTGCCCGATCAGGGTTAGTTGACTCTTGCCTAATTGTGTCCATGTCCAACGTGTGACCGAGCGCAGGATTACCCCAAGCCCATGGCGCAGGATGCAACGGGTCAAGGCTTGGGTCAGGTGACCATTCGGCCATGTACATCGTTGACGGCTCGCCTTTGTCAATGGCTCGAATGCCTGCCTCACGCCAACGCTGGAACAACACGGATTCCTCGGTGCCAGCTGTAGAGAAGAAGCAAGCCAACGGGTTTTTTCTAGCGCGCTGTGCCGGCAAGAGTCCGCCTTCTACCGAGTCGGGGTTGACGTCAAAGAGTTCGTCCACGATCACCAAGTCAATGCTCATACCGTGCCCTTGGTTTGGTTTTAAGGCTTTGACCCACCATTTGCTGCCGTCTGGCATGGTGGCCTGATAACGACCGTAAGACTTGACGATCTTGGCGCCGTAATACTCTTCGAGGATTGGTGACAGATCATCAAAGAGCAGACACGCAAGATCAAGTCTGTGCGCGCCAGATACCACGGTCTGTTTACCGCCACGTATCTTCGGCATCTCCACTAACCAAAATAGGATTAACGCTTGAATAATCGTGGTCTTGCCATTTTGACGGGCGACCGACACAAGGCTTGAGCGATGCACAAACTTGTTATCAGCGTCAACCGCAAGCATTCCCTCAAGAGCATGTAGTTGCCATGGCATCAGGTCTATCTGCAGCACCTTCTTTGCCATGTCCCCCACAAGTCCAGCTAGTGAGCCGGCATGATCAGGGATCATCGTTTCCAGTCTCGGCTGGTCATGGCCAGTTACCGCTGGTTCAGGCTGGTT